GTTTGGACTTAGGTTAATCGGAATGCAAAAAGACTTCGAGACTAATCCAAAACAAATTCATCGTAATGCAGATATGCGTCGGAGGATTATAGCGGAGGATAATAGTGCTCCAATCGACGTATATATTAATGTAGAACCTACTAGGGAATTAATCGATCTGGATCTAAAGTGCTATTCGAAAAAGAGATTGAAACTTGATTTTAGTTTACAATATCAAGGAGTAAATGTAATAGACTTTATATTTTCAGAATTGGACCATATGTTGCGAATTCCGAAAGACGCAAGAGTGAGAACTAGACCAATTTCCACTTTTACTTCAGATATTTATTCGGACGCTTCAAAGAAAGCATTCCCAGGTATACAGAGTAGAATGATGGGTTATCAAACGAAAATTCATCGGTTCGAAGAACAGAAACAGCTAGCAGAACAGTTTAGGGAATCAATCCTTAGAGGTATTCCTTACACTCATTATTGGACATTATTTGCTGTCCCTAAAACCTGCAAAGGCGATAGTCCTGAAACAAGAGTTATTCTTGCTCCAGAGAACTATTGGTACATGAATCAATTATTGTTGTATCAACCTCTATATGAATTAGTAGATAATTCATTAATTTCAGATAAATTCAATCCTTTCTTTTGTAATTTTCATGATACAGTATATAGAATTTGTCAGAACCCTGAGAAAGAGAGTTACGATATTAGAAAGATGGGCAAGAATACTCCCAAAGAATTAAACATGTTAATACATCGCTACTATAAGAGATTATTACAAACAAATGAAGAACAAACTCTTTTGGACTATTTTGAAAAAGATTTGAATTCTTCAGTTTTTGTAATACCTAGAAATTATGGTGGTGAGATTTTACAGAAAGACGATGGAAATCCAGACGGCGGTTATGGAACAGGACAACGAAATGTAATCGCTACAGCTATGGTGTATCTCTATAATGTTTTCAAGAATTTGATGGTTTCTGGAACAAGTATATCAAATTCACGAATACGAGATGTGAAAGTAAGCTCCCATGGGGATAATTGGCTACATAGTTATCCAGCTAATTGCCCATGGTTGAGCATTCAAAATCAGAATTATTATGATTTTGGATTTACTTTCAAAGGTGAAGTAATACGATCTCAGGATATTACTCAACACGAATTGATGGGATTCAAAATTTGTGTTGATGGAACATCAGGATTATTCGTAGGATGGAGACCATATGCAAAAACCATAA